AGAGAAGCAGATGATTAATCATATTAATGATATGCAGAACAAAATCAATACCAATGCTTTCATGCGTGAGCAGTTAGAGGTTGGTAAAGAAGCGTTCATCGGTATGCTTCGGGTAGCTCTTACTGAAGAAAAGGTGGAAGAAGTTGTAGACGCTGAAGTTGAAGAGGTCGAAGCAAAGGCGTGATTATAAGACGGTCAAGCCAGGGTTACAGAGTTAGGCTCCACAGGAACACTTCCCCTGGAGCCACCCGTACAAAGAAATATAAAGACGGGACTACTGAAACGCTGGCTTACCCGTCGTCTTATAAATACTTTGTTGATGTTGATGGTGAAGTTGTGAAGAAATCAAATAGTTTCAAGACTGCTGAGGAATATTATGTTTCTGAGTGTGCTAAGAAATATGATAATGGTCATGGAAGATTACTCATTGGTAAACACCATTTGATTAACAACGTGGCCACCTCACAGTCAGAATATCCAACATCATCAAATACAAAGAATGATATAAAAGCTTTCTACGATGTTCGCAATATTGAATACGAAGCAAGTGAAAAAAAGGAAGAGTTATTATCAAGAATTCAAGATAACTACGATGAAGGTGGTAATCTTGTATCAAAAACAATAAGGAGGTAACATGACATTTCATCATGGAATTGTAAGTTATTTAATAAAGAACGCATGGCTTGACCATTGGACAGCAGTGCATATGGCGGCAGGAGCTTTTATTTGTAAAGTAGCCCTATGGTGCGGGGCATCAGATTTATGGGCAGTAATGTGGGTAGCAATCATTGGTATCCTATGGGAAATATATGAGTACGTTACAGAGGGTACTGAAGAAGTATATGGTACTAAACGAAAGTGGCTAAATAATACCATATCAGATTTGGTTGTTGAAATTGGTCTTGCTATTTGGATGGTGATATGAAATGGTTAGGCATTTTTCTATTATTTCTTTCATGCTCAGATACTATACTTGAAGTTGAACATAGAATAGTAGATTCACAAGAACCAGTTCCATTCTTCTTTGGAACTCAAGTTGAGCAGGGATACAGCCCTGATAGATGGAGTCCAGTCTATTATTATTATATTTATCAGGTTGAAGAAGGTCAGTATGATGCGTATTTTCATTGTTACTTAATCAATGATGATACAGTTATGTTTGAAGGAATACAGAAAATTTACCCGACTGAAGGAAAGGTTGTGTATGGAGAATATAAACCAGAGGTTGATTTTCCTGTATATGATATGTCGGAAGTAATACCAATGGCAATGATTAAAGTAGAAGGAGTAAGATAATATGGCAGCAAAAAAAAGATACAGAGGTGAGTCTGGTAGGTCTTTCAAAAAAAGACAAAGAAAAAAGGGAAAGTCGAGAACAAAAGCAAATAAAGCAGCCAAGAAACGATATGGATAATAAAAGAAAGGCTAGGAATCGAAGGGGATAAAACATGGCTGAGATGTATGCAGACTATGGTACTCAAGGTGTCATGGTCTTGTTGTTCAGCGGTATGCTGTATTGGTTTAGGGGATTTGTAGAAAGGCTTGTAAACAATAAACTTGAAGACCTTGAGGAAGAGATACAGCAGAATAGGAAAATATTGGTAAAATTAATAGACAGATGGAATGTAGCAGATGCTTCAAGAGATATAAGATATGATGCTCTTGTGGAGAACGCTGAGAGGAGACATGAGAAATTGACATATGAACTGAGGACACATAGTGAGTCCTTAAATTGGTTGAAAGGAAAGTTGGATAAAAAATGATTGGTCACGATTCATTAAGAGTTGTTACAGCAAATCTGGTAGGGTCAGGTATATTCTTAATTGATATGATACCATATGTGTTACAGCTGGCAATTGCCTGCTTGACAATATGGTACTTAATACTAAAAATAAAAGAGATAAGGAGTAAATAATGGACTTAAAAAAGATGTTACTCTCAGCGGCTGAAGCTCAGTCAGATATGATTAAAGATGAAATGATTAAACATCTTGCATCAGACGAAATGGCTGAAAAGATTGCCTCAGCAATCAATGCCAAGATTGACATTCCCTTTGTATCAGAGGATAAGGAACAAATATTCTTTGAGAAGATTGTTGATGTTGTGACAGACCTGCTTGAGGGTTTAATGAGAGGTAAGTAATTGCCTAAATTATCATACAAACTTACCGAGTTTCATGGCGGTACAAATTCAAATGCTGACCCAAGAGATTTAGCAGATAATGAACAGCCGTATACTCGAGATGTTGATACGTCAAAATATGGATTGATAAAGGTAATACCTGAAGTATATCCACTCACTGCTGAAGAAAAGGGTAGTGCTCTTGGTATTGCTAACTATGGATTATATTTCTTTGGGGCAGATAACAATCCGGTAGATAATAGTGATGGTAACTTTACGTTAACTGCTTTATATGATGGTCAGTACGTTGATATATATGCTGGTGGCACATTTGCTGATTGGAGCGTTTCAGGTAATTGGGCAGCCGATCAAATTGATTTCACTGGTGGGACTGGCTCATCTCAACCATTATTTTATAATGCCGATGGTGTATTGAGAGTATATGACAGAGCATTGGCAAATGTACCAAAATGGTATGGTCATATTAAGCCTGAAAGATTTGCTGGTATTACTGCTATAAATTCTGGTGGTAGCGGTACTGGTCTTAATGATTGGATTTCAACAACTGCAGCTCCTGCTTCTCCAACGACTGGTTATGGTGTAATGAGCACACCTCAGGTTGGCAGTGAAAATGCAAGTACAGACCCTGCCTATGATGACCAAGCTGGTGGAGTTAATTCCGCGGCCACAGAGTATATTGGTGTTTTAGCAGCGGAATTCTGTGCAACCAATTCAGTTAATATCAGGGTTGGCGTACAAATGGATGATATTACATTTCAGACTGTAAGCGATATCAATAGTGGAACTACTGGTACACCAACAGATGTAAGTGAAATAATACCGTTTATCGGTGTTAATTCTGCTGGTGGTAATGGAGCTGAAACTTGTGCGAAAGTATATCCATCTGGGTCTGCACAGCTGACTGTATCTGAGGGTACAAGTTTTGATTTAAAAATTGATGAATCAAATAGTATTGTATTTCCAATATATATTGATACTGATGTAAAATCAAATGTAAAATCAATGAATTTTAAGATTGGAGATGATGCATCGAATTATTACAGATGGAATTTCTCAGGTTCAGATTTTAAGAGTAATATATGGAATATTGTCGTTTTATCTAAGGATAAGAATACTGCTACAACAGGCAGTCCTAGTGATTGGGGTGAAAGTTTTACATACTTTAGGGTTGAGGGTAACAGCTCAGCAGCAGATACTGATGAACCAAGTTGGTATCAATGTGGAATTGCAACCGTTCCAGTGTCGGAAGAATTAACTGGGTATCCTGAAGGAGAACACACATTTCATTATACATGGTTATATGATGATTCAAAGCAGGAGTCACTTCCTTTTGAATTTGCGAACCCTGATACAGCTCTTGGTGATGATAAATCCAAGATAAATATTCTTGGTGATAGTGTATTGCTTGAATTTCAGGCATATGTAACAATCGGAGCATTGAATACTTATGGAATTGATAAAAGAATAACAGGCGCAAGGTTATATGATAAGGTTGATAATGATGATAATTATTATCTGATTGGTGAACTTGATTTCATAAAGAATGGATTCACATATCTAACTGACTCCGATACAGTTGATATTTCAATAGCAAACGCAGCTGATAGTAGCGATCCTCTAACATTTACAGGAGTAGTAAAAGCGATAAGACCTGTTGAGGCAAATATTATTGATACATTCAAGACAATTAATGGGTATTCCACAACAACAAATTCAATCAGCGCAGAGTACAAAACTGCTGTTATGCAGGGTAGAAGAGCATATGTTGGTAATGTAAAACAGGATGCTGATGGCGATGGAACTGCTGAGTTTTATGAAGATAGGATGTTAAGAAGTCAGGTAAATAAGTTTGATACATTCCCCTCAGACTCAGGTGTTGTTGATGTAGCAATACGAGATGGTGAATCAATTGTTAAACTTGAATCATTCAACGACAGAATATTGCAGTTCAAGGAGCGAACATTATATATAATCAATGTGTCAGAAGCAGTGGAATTCCTTGAGGACACATTCCAGTTCAGAGGAATTGGATTTCCTTATCACGCAGTAAAAACAGATATTGGAGTTGCCTTTTTTAATCAGTTCGGTTGTTTCCTTTATGACGGCAGGTCAGTGATTGATTTACTTGAAAGACAGCGGAGAAAGACATTAGACCAAGAGGACTTTGAGGACTTCATAAATGGTAGTAGTGACACTGATTATTCTGAAACACATATTGCATATCTACCTGAACAGAAACAATTATTACTTGTAAATAATCATGATGATGTGTTGATATATGATTTTACATATCAATCATGGATAACAAGGGGTGTTGATAAGGTAAATATTTTAAACTCAAAGCGTAGCAATCTTCAGCTTGATTGGAAGTCAAGAATGTGTTATGTAACTGGTAACAATGGAGAAATTGAATATTGGCAGGAAACGGGTGATACAAAGAATTTTGATTATAGGACAAAGGATATTGATTTTGGTGAGCCGGGATTAAAGAAAAAGATATATAAGGTTATTATTGCTCATAAAGGAGGATCTGAAAATGTTGCTGTCTATTATGGCACAAATGGGAGCTCTGCTTTATTAAGTACCTTCAATAGCGATTCT